ACATCGAATTCCACAGCGAGTCCCCGAATCTCTTCTGCAATTGCTTTAATATAATTATAGGAGTTAATTGCACCACCCATTCCTTTCATTCGTGAACTAGAACAGATATTCAGGTAATCAATAAAAATAATATCTGGAATAAATTCCTTCTTCAATTTCAATTCATTTAATAATCCGCGGAAATGCCCGCTATGCGCCTGACCAGTTGGATACTCTTTGATAATCAAACTACCAGTTGTCTTCCTAGAAATATCAGCAACTTTTGTCGTGAACATATCTTTTGATAGTTTATCAAGTTGATCAATAGGCACATTCAATAAGTTAGCATCAATACGTTCTGCAATGCGTTCCTCTGCCATCTCCATTGTTATGTATAAAACATTAGATCCTTGAGTTAAGCTACTAGCAGCCATATGACACATAAACAAAGACTTACCAACGCCGGTGCCAGCAAGTGCAATGTTAAGGGTTTTGTTTGGAAGACCTCCCTTTGTGATCTTATTAAAATATTCAAGATCGAAGGGGAGTCGAGATTCTTCTGTGTGGTAGAATTCGTATCGTTCTTCTGCGTTTTCAACATAATCGTGACCTACGTTTGTATCAAATGCAACACCAAGAGCTTTACTTAAAAGATCCGGTAATGCACCTTTCGTCAAGGATTCGTGTTTACCATCAATAATTGAGATTGATTCCATGATTGCGTTATGGATAGCACGATCCTGACACCACTTCTCAGTAGTATTTAGCAGCCATTCATCATCTACTTTTTCTGATGAAAACAAATGTGGCAGAATTTCTGATGCCATACGATATTGCTCATCAGATAATCTATCGGCCTGATCGATTTCAATTTGAAACGATTCATTTGTTGGCAGTTTATTGTATTTAGCAACAAACTTACCAGCCTCTTTAAATAATATACGATAAACACCTTCAAAGTAATCTGGTTTGATAAAAGGTAATACCTTTCGCATAAACTTTTCGTCGGTCAGAAGATTACGTAGAATTGTTTGTTCAAGATTAGCTTGCAAGTTTACCCTCGGCTCTTAATTGTGCACGAATCTTTGTAGCAGATATATTATGGATTTCTTCTCCAAGATCGTGTTGTGTAAACGTATAGCCAACACCACGTCCATAAGAGATGTCAACTATATTTGGTACCTCCATTATAATATATTCTTCGCCATAAGTAAACCCCTCTTTTAATAGGCCAGCACGGATATTTCTTTTGACTTCATGAATATCAAATGGATTATCATTTTGCTCTGCAGTACGTCCACCACCAGCATCTTCTCCTACAATTCCACCAACATCACGGATCATAATACAAACCTGACCAGTTTCAAGTAAAGCTTTCTTAAATAAAGCTGTATGTCCGTCATGCCATGGTTGCCAACGACCAAGCATTTGGGTTGTTGGTTTTTTATTATCAAACATCTTTTACTCCATATTTAATTTTAGTATACCACAGTCTTTCATGTCCGTAGTACAAAATAAATTTAATAATTAAATCTGCAACGAAAACACCACCGATCGCTTTCGGTGGTAATCCAAATGCCCATGCAATCAATGCTGTTGTAATACTGGCTATAATACGCCAAGTAATTGCTTTAGCCAGATGCCGCTTCTTTTCTACGCTGTGTGAAGCCATTAATTAAATCCTTAATTTGTTGATCAGGAAGAAAACCAGTAATCTCATAAAAGTTTTCTTCTCGTTCATATTTAGTAGGAATTTCAAACATCTTATTTGTATCTTCAAATCGGCCTTCTTTAATCGTATTCATCCAAATAGTAAGATCCGGATTGAAAATATATCTTGCTTGAACTGTAGGACAAACAAAATCACAGATTACAATTCGTCCATGATCTGATTCGAATTGCGCTAATGTAGCCATTCTTGTTGCTTGTCTTTCTCTACCACCTGGAGTGAAATCCCAATCATTTGCCATAGCACGGACTTTATCTGCATTATACCACGCTGCACCAATCTCTTCATGAGCAATTTCAGAAAACCAAGTTTTACCAGATCCAGGCAAACCCATAACTAATATTTTCATATTGTATCTTCCAATTGTACTGATCCATCTTCAATTCCAGATACTATGATAGCTTCTAGTATCTTAGTGCAATGTTCTTGTAATTGCACATTTTCTGGTGTTAACTCTGAATCTGGTGATGAAACAACTTCAAAACTAAATGTTAGATTATCCTTTACTTTATTAAAACCAATTGCTCCAAAGCATACTACTGTTTCAACAAAATCGCCTGATTTAATTCTAACTCCCCATGCGTCGGGATTCTCTTCGAGCGGGATAAGTTCATAATCATCATTCTCCTTCATCGAATGACTCCATTACGATCGAGAATCTGTTTTTGACGTAGTCTTTGAAATCTGTTTCTGCCAATATGGGTTCCCAGAAATCAGCAGTGAGCGTATCCCGTTCTCTCGACTTTGGATCCATAAGCTCCCCAGTGCTCCGGTCGACACGACAATACCAACCGTTAGAAGGCTTAGCAACGTAGCCACCGTCCAAAGCAACATCAAGCAAACCGCTCCAACGCTGAACACCACCTTCCCAAGAAACTGAGATAGGTAATTTAGATTTTTCTTTAACAAACCTTGATTTCTCCACGTTAATCACAAAGTGATAACCCTTAATCTCTGTTCCAACCTTATCTTGCTGACGTCCAATAATCCAGATATTATCTGCAGAATAATAAACACCTGTACCACCTGATACAATATCTTTCGGGAACAGTCCTTGTTCTTTATATGTATGATTAATAGCAACGCACGGAATATCTTTCATTGTAAGATACGGTGTAGTCATTCTAAACAATGACTTGAGTTGCTTTGCTCGTGACATATCAGCCACGGACTTTTCATTCATTGCATCTTCTAATTCTTTCTTTGAAGCAATATTACCGATAGAATCGATAATTACAATGACTTTATCTTTCTTATCAATATTCTCTAACTGAGAAATTAAATCAAACTTTAGTTCTTCAATATTCATGACAGGTGTATGAAGCACACGTTCGGTATTAATTCCATATGTTTGGAAATAAGATTGAGGTGAACCAAACTCTGAATCATAGAAAAGTAAAACTGCATCTTCATATTTGTCTAAATATGCTGCAGCCATAATTAAAGCAAAAGAAGTTTTGAAATGTTTTGACGGGCCTGCAAGAACTGTAAGACCAGGTGTCAGCCCACCATCGATTGATCCAGATAATGCCACATTAATCATTGGCACTTGTGTTGGAATCATATCTTTCTCATTAAAGAACTTCGATTCGGAAAGAATCGAAGTCTCCTTAATTTTAGAATTTTTTTTAAGTTTATCCATTATAGACATTAGTTGCCGATCCTCTTAATCACGATTCGATCCGTATCTGTTATCTGGCCGGATTCGATTCGTTGGTTGAGTACTTGTTTGGAGTACACGGTGTATTGTTTTCCGTTTTCTTTAAAAACGCAGTATGCGGTATTTGCGGTAAGCGGAACATTTCTTTTTGGCATAGACTTCTCCTTCTAATCTCACTATTATACCATGAATTCATCTAAAGGTACACTACTATTTGTAGGTCGACCCTGTCTTTGTTCCCAACCCGAATTCCAACCTGAATTATTTGTAATATCACTTGGAACATGATCAAACGTATCATCTGATCGTGGTACATAATTCTGGCCGAACCGAACAAAATCACACATCACATCTTCATTATCTCTTGGCGCGCCACCCATACGTTCACATAGTATATCCATAAACTGATCTGTAGTATAACCGCTTGATAATACTTTCATACATCTTACTGCGTTATTACCAAAATAACCATGTGACATATCATCAACTAAATCTTTATGATAGTCACCTAAATCATATGAGAATGCAGCATAAACAAAATTAAATCGTTTATGTCCTTGTTCAATATTATAGGCATTAAGATAATCAACGACCATTTTATGAGTCTTTTTTGTACCTTGATTTAACCAATCAATTAGCTTATCTAATAGTGGTTCAAGCTCATTTGTCATGAAATCTAAACATGTTACACACTTACGATGCG